GCCAGCGGCTGCAACCTGCTCAAACACCACGTCGATCGACGCGTAGTCGAATCCGAGCGTATCAATGCTGTGCTGGTGCGTCGCGTTGGTCGCCGTATCGGACGTGCCGAGCTTGGTGACCGACTTTGAAATCTCGAAACTGTTCATTGTCTACGTTCTCCTAAGCTCAGGCGGTGGTCTTAAGTGCAACCATTGGTCCGGCGTCGCTGGTGTCACCGAGCGAATGCCAGTTGTAATCCACGCGGATCGTGGCGTACCAAGCCGTTTGGTCAAAACGGGCATATTCGTCCACGGTGCTGCGGATGTTTACCTGCTCGCGGATGCCGTAGATGCCAGCCAGGGCTGCGTCACCAACGAGCACCTTGACCACGCCAGCGTCAGTGCCCAGCGTGCTATCCATCACGAGCGTCTGCACCACTGGAAGGCCCAGGAATCGCGGCAGGCCACCGCTGGCAAGATCGCCAGAAGTGTTGCCGCCGCCAGCAAGCTGCAGCCGCTCGATCGAGGCGTGGTAGCCAGCTGGCGAGATGTACCAGGCCGCACCGCCAAGAGCGTAGCGAGGCAGGGCACCCAACGCCTTGCTGAAGTCAGCCAGGTCAAGATCCTCAAAGCCGGCATTGCCAGAGGCAGCATCGACGACGCTGGCAGTGTGCGTGCCGTCGTCGATCTTGGTGGTGATGCCTTGGATGCCGCCGTAAGTGCTCGTGCCGTCGCCGTTGAAGGCCGCTTCGTCGGTCTTCTTGGCGAGCTCAAGCCCAAACTCCTGCACAAGCCAATCGGCAACCGACACGATCGAGTCGGCCAGCAGCTCATTGGCAACGCGGGTTCCCACGGCCAGCTTCTTGGCAATCAGCTGAACCTGGGTGCCGGTCGGGTCGCTGGTGGTGATCTCGCTTGACTCGCCCACCCAGTAGCCGGTCACGCCGGTGAGACGCTTGGGCACCAGCAGCGTGTCAGACGACATCGGCACATTCTGCATGGCAGACGGTGCCACGCCGTACTGCTCAACGTTGCGGATGATCGCGGCCGACATTTCCTCTGGCACAGCGAAACCACCAGCAGCCATTGTCGACTCACCCATTGCACGGCTTTCGACGCCGTGATCGAGGCACCAACGCTTTGCGTTCTCATCGCCAAGGAAAGTGCCAGCGAGCCACTGGCCGCAGCGATAGGCGGCCTCGACGCTGTCGAATGCCCGCAGCTTGCGACCGTAGCGAATCGGCTCAATGCGAAGCTCGGCACGCTCTTCAGCGGCAACCGGCTCAGGTGCTGGTGTGCAGCGGTCGACCACGCTGCGAAGGTTGCCGGCAGATTCGGCCACCTTCCGCTCGAAGTCGAGCTTTGCCGAGATTTCATCGGCTCGCTTGACCAGGGCGGTCAGGTCCATATCGCGAGCAGCGATGTCGCCATCGCTCTCGCATTCCATCGCGCGGACAGCGTCGATGCGGTTGGCCACTTCGGCGGCCTCATCTTGCAGCTGCTTGAGCTTGTCCATGTTCTTTCTCCTATCAGCGACGACATGCCGCATGTTCGATAGAAGTCAGACTAGGACTACTGTTTGCCACCCTTGCAGATGCGAACTGGCGAAAGTGTTGTTTTCACAAACACCGTACCACGCGCACCACACTTCGGGCAGCGGATGTAACGTTGCTGCTCCGCACCGATAGAACGGCTGGAGCGTGTGACCATGCGATTTCCGCACCGACACTGTGGACGATCAGCCATGCAGCTTCAGCCTCAGAAGACTTGCGACGCTGGCCGCAACGCCAGACATCAAAGAACGAACAGCCACCGTTTCGCGTTGTTCCTGTTCCTGCTCGGCCAGCCACGCTTCGTACGAACGCATAGCGACTGTGGCTGAGCTGGCTGGATAGGCAGGCGTAAGCACTGGGCCAACATCGTAAAGCCCTTTGACCTCGCGGATCTGGCGAATGGTCTTGCCTTCGTCGGTCTGTCGGAATCGCTCGCCAGACTTGTCGACGGTAAACGCAAACGAACTGCCACGGACATCGCGGCGTGCGATCAGTTCCATAATGTCGGTGCGGCTGGCTGGTGGAGTCACCACATACCGTAAGCCTTTTTCGTCGCTGCTCAGCTCGAGCGTGCCGCTAGACGTGCGGCCCAGGACGATGTTACTGTCATGGTTGAACAATGCCACAACGTCGGCTTTGCCACGCTGGCGGTTAAGGATGCGGTCGAATGCACCTGGCATGATTTCCTCGCGGAATCCGCCAAGGTCGAGACTGAGCCGGTTATACACGGCTGCATAACCCACGATCGCCGCCTGGCCGTTGGCACGCGGCTCGACGGTGAGCTCGTCCTCGTCCTCAAACGGCATCACCCTGCGTTCGATGTCCATGCTGTTGCTCCTGTCTTCGTCTTCGGCGTTCATTCGCCGGACCAGTTGATTTGCCCATGATCTGCCGGCATCGCCGCCCCAGAGAGCCCACGCGATGCGTCCGTTGCTTGGGTATCCATCTTGGCTGGGCGACCAGCCTTCGCCCTCTTTGTCCACCTCGTGCCGATCAAAGTAGGCTTTCATGCGTCGTGCGGTTTCTGGTGAGACATTGCGTCTGCCAGCCAGATCGCGTGCACGTGCAATGCCTATCTCTGTGCCGCCTCGTCCGTATTCGCGACGCCAATCAAGCCCACGCTGTGCCTCGTCTGCCACGCCAGCTGGCGGCCGGAAGTCAATCGACTCATACGCTCGGGATTCGCTCTCAGCTATGTTCAACGCCACCAGCTGGGCCTGGGCGTCGGCCTCGCTGGCGTGGCAGCCCTCGATGCTGCCGTCGTCGTCTTTGGTCACGCCCCACGGCCGCGAAGCCGGGCAAGCGTCGGTTCTACTGACCGTCCACGGCATCTGGCTGCTCCTCGTCTGCTGGCGGCTCGTCTGGCGGTGCTGCTGGCTCGTCTGGTGGCTGTGGCGGCTCCTGCGGTGCCTCTGGTTGAGTGTCCATGTCGTCGAGCGTTTGCATGTTCATCTGGATGTAGTGGCGGTCGCCCTCTGGTCCGATCGGATTCAGGTTCTCGAGCTGCCGTACTTCGTTGATCGTCATCCAGCCGTTTTGAAGTGCAGACACGTAGTAGGCAGACCGGCTGGCGTGGTCGCCACGCAGCAGGCCGCTGACGCTGTGCTCAGCAAAGTATCTTTCATCGTCGACGATCAGATCGCGGCTGATCGCGGCCTCCCAACGTTTGAGGTGCGGCAGCAGGCAGTGCTGGACAAACTCAGTGCCCTGCACCTCAATGTTGCTGTAGGTCGAGCGTGTCAGGTCTTGAATCATGTGCGGTGGCACGCGAAACGCGCGACAGATCTCGATCACCTGGTACTGCCTGGTCTCTAGAAACTGTGCCGCCTCATTGCTGCCGCTGAGCTCGTGCGCCTTCACTCCGTTTGGAAGCACGCACGTGCGAAATGCACGGTCTGGGCCGCGATGGATGCGTTCCCAGTTCTGCCGCAGCTGCTCAGCCGCTTCGACGGGAATCGGGTTGTCGCTTTCAAGAATGACGCCAGGGCGTGCACCGTTTCCAAAGTACGTGCTGCCGTGAGCTTCTAAGGCTTGAGCCAGGCCGATGGCATTGGCAAACAGCCGATACGTTGGCACTGGCTTAACGCCGTCTTCGGTGGTGAATCGCAGGGCGAAGATTCTGTCCTGCGTGTAGACCGTCTGGCGACCGTCTGGCTCGCGGTACAGATACCGCAGCTGGCCGTTCTCCAGCCGCTCGACTTCCATGCGGCTTGAGTGCAGCGGCCACAGCTCAGAGACAGCACCGCGAGAGCCTGGTCGGATTTCAGCGTAGCTGGCACCGTAGTGCAAATACATCCCGGTCATCCAGTCGCGGAACTCTTGTGCCGTCTGCCACGGATTTGGCTGCTGGTGCAGCAGACGGTAGACAGGGTTGCCAGGTGCCTTTGCTTTGCCACCGTCTGGCAATCGCTCGTAAATGTGCAGCGGCAGGGCAGATACTGCATCAGAAATGACGCGGATGCAGGCCGTGTAAGCCGAGCAAGCCATCGAGTTGTCAGCCGTCACGCGGATGCCGCTTGGCGTCCGGTTGCCACCGATCGACCAATCAATGGCACGCAGATCGTACATGCGGTAATCGCTTAGGTCGGTCGTGCTCATAGTTCGATGATGTCCCAGTTCAGTTCCGGTGCGGCCTTGGCGGTCGCTGCGATTCCCAGTGCCATCACGAGTGCCACCATGCCGTCAATCCGCTCTGTGCTCTTTGCTTTGCTTGGCTTGATGTTGCCTGCGTGGTCTTGCTGTATTGCGACGTTCCCAGCCTGCCAATCAAGCACCGGATTGTTGTGCAGTAGTTTTCCACCGACGACCAGGGCTTCGAGCTGCTTCGACGGTGCCGACATGCTGCCGTATCCCTGGCCGAAGCCTACAACGTCGATGCCGTCCCCTTGCAGTTGCGTGGCCAGCTGCGTTGCATTCCACCGGTCGATGGCAATC